TGATCCGCGCATCGAAACTGATGTGGTCATTTGATGAATGTGTTCAACAGCATCTTCTCCAGGTGTGTAGGTATTGCATGAGAAACAGAAGCTGTGACCATCAGAGTACAGTGAATTAGCATCCGATGATCCACAGCTTAAGCATGGCTCATGTCTAACAAATTCGCTCTCGCTCATTTGAGCCAGTCAATAGGAATTGATTGATATGAACACCAAGGGAAACCGGATCGCTCCGCCCACTTGGCATAGGTTGTCTTAGATCCTTTGTAGATCTTGTTAAATGGTGCTTGAAAGACGAAGCGAATATCTAAGTCGGGATTGCTCTTCTTCACTGCTTTCATCTTGCGGCGATCCTCGCTCGTCAGGCGACCTTTCACTTCGAGAAAGATACCATTCGGTAAAAGAAAGTCGGGGATGTAGTTGCATTCGAGAACGTATGCGAGTTTAGTTGTTTCGTATTCGTAAGGGACTTTCAAGCCGGAGAGTAGGTCAGCAACCTTACCCTCCAAGCCTGATCTATACATCAGTCGTCAAGGTGTTTTTCGATAATCTCTTCGACGATCTCCGATACCGCACGACGCATCTCATACTTGAAGTCGTTGCGATCCGCTTTGTAACGGGTGACGCTGATCTCAGGAAGTTGGACACAGAGGGTGCCTTCGTACAGTCCGAGTTCTTCGTTTTTAACGCAATCAAAAGTAATCATCAGGTGGATTTAAGTGGGGAATCAGGTACTATGTAGACTTCGTAGTAATCGTCGAACTCTCAGAAGTCGTCGTCAAGTGCAGCATCATTCCCAACGGAAGATATTACGTTGGGCTCAGAGGCTTTGAATCCAGCAGTAGTGCCGAACAGTGCAGCCACATCCTCAGCAGCCATGTCGCCAGTGTCAACAGCAGCAGAGTTGTTCAGTGCCACAAGTTGCACGCCCACAAGCTTGAGAGACGTGCCGTAGGTGACACCATCACGCAGGATGTAGGGCTTCTGGTAGAAGGCGAGTTTCACACGACTGCCAGAGTACATAGGAATAGACTCATCGGTGATGTGAGTGCCCTCAGTGTCAACAACCGGAGGCTTGCTTTCTTCATTCCAAGAGAACTTGATCTTGTATTGACCCTCAGCAACTTCTTCCCAAGGCTCAGGCTTGAGAGTAGAACGCTTGGGGTTCTTGAGTTTAGTTTCTGCCCACTTGAGGGACTCAGTGCGATCCTCTTCCAGTTTCTCAACCAGATCAGAATCGACAAGGGCAGACAAAGAATAGCCAAACTTGCTTGGCTTCAGCACAGCTTGGTAGCCCTCAAGGACAACAGGCTGTTCAGTTTTGTGGATGGTGCGGGTCATTAACAAAAGAAGTAAGTGGATTCAATCACTGACTCTGGTTCCAGGTCGCCAATGATCGGTGGTTCAGTCTCTGCGCCTATCTGTTGCGCAAAGTCTCGAAGGTAGTCATGCTCTGCAAACAGGTGCATGTAAGTCTCTCTCACGATGGAGCTGAGCATAGACATGTCTGTAGCACGACACAATACAGAGTCGTGGATGAGAGCAATCGGTGCAGAGAATCGTAGGGCAGACAGGTGAAGCAAGCTGGCATCTAAACTGTGAATAAGATTAGGAGCAGTTGCGTTCTTGTGGTGCTGCTTGTCTACTTTGTTGGAGTCTTGTGCTGCAGATATTTTACAAACTGAGCCCAGCAGTTGTAGCTCAATCCGTACAATGTCTTTCTTCATGAGCCGTTGGGTAACGACAAAACCTGATGGAGTTCTCCACGTTAGTTCTGTCTCACCTCTGTCGATTGCATTGGCAACCTCTTGCTCAATCCATGACATGACAGCCATGGGACCAGGCACAACGACATCCATAGCATCTCTGACTGCCTTAACAGTTTTAGTCAGATCGTCTTTGTCAATCTCAATGCCTTTCTCCTTCAGTGCGTCCTTGATGTACCCACGGTTGGAGAATGGTTTAGCATTGTAAGGCACGGTCATGACTACACGTTTGACCGTCTTTCTGTCCATGTGAGGACGGATTGACTTAGGACTGTAGGGCTTGGCTTGTTCAGCAACAACCTTGTATGCATCCTGCGGCTTATCACCAGGCAGGACATTTACAAGTTGTGCAGTAGACTTATCACGGGCGAGCCCTGCCAATATTTGGAGCCCTGAACACGTGGCGTCTGTTGCTACAAACAAACCGGTGTGACTGCGGTCACAGGCGACCACACAATGGTAGTACTCCTCACATGCTGCGAGAAACTGCCAAGGCTCGTCTGCCTCTTCCCATTCAGATAAATACCCAATGGGATCTGTAGCAACACGCTTGATGAATGTGGTATTGTCTTTTACCCATTGCAATCGCTCCTGCATAGGAGCTTTATCAAGACCATAAGTAGTTGCTACCTGAAAGGCTAACCAGTCTTCAGCCTCAGGAGTCATGTAAGATTGTTCATAACTCCTCAACAAACTTTTTCCAAAGTCTGTATCTTGTGGAGTAAGAAACGCAGGGATAGGATAAGCACGACCACGATAGTCAAACGACCACGGAATGTAGAACTTCTCTCTATCCTTAAACCTTTGTACTGCTTCCATTGTCATGCGAGTACGACATGACTTTCTAAACTCATTCGCTTGCTTGTTACGAACTTCAGCAGCTTGTCGTCTATAAGACTTTCTAGCTTCTTCGTTCTCCGCAATGTCTACTGGTTTAGGAGGAAGAGGGTAGTGAACGATAGGAAGGAACTTACCAACTGGTCTTTCCAACTCATCTAACTTCTCAGCTACCCCTACAATAAAAGGGTTTAAACAGTAGGAGACCTTCTGGATCTTATTCAAGAACTCCAGTGGTTTCTCCCCCTGTATACATGTCGGATCGCCCCGACGAACCATATCGTGACCACGCATGACCTCGTTGAGAAGATAACCTCCACTGCGGTCGTGTGTCCAGTCGTTTGGTTCGATGAGCATCGGCCATGCAAGCGGGCTGAATAACTCAGCGTCACGCATTACTGCGTCCTTGATCTCAATGAATGCTGGAGTAGGTACAACATATTGTACACGTTTGCGTCCCTCTTGCTGCATGTCTTTCTCGAACCACCCGCTACTTTGCATGATGCAATCAAGTAGCCAGCCTCCAAGTTTGATGCGATTAGTTCTGCCCCATGCATCCCACTGTTTGACATTGTAGCGATTCATTAGTGTACGAATGACTACTAGCTTTTGCTGCGTGCCTATGCTGCGGTGCCAGTAGTTATCCTTAAGTGTTTTGAGTAGTCCAGGCGCGTGCTTCTCATAGTGACGCATCTGACACTCTTGCTCGATAGCGAGACCAATCGCATCGCATACGTTTGTAACCTGATGACTCTTCTCTTTGTATGAGAAGACCTTATCAAAGGTTAGTTTAACAGCGATAGCAGCAGCAGCAATGGGTTCAACATCAGATAGATACTGGTGGATTTCTTTGAATGCTGCGCCTGTCTTACCCTCTTTGATGCGATTAGTACTTGCCTCAATACGCTCAACAACAAGAGGAAGTAAGGTATCAATAGACGCTGCACCGTACACTGTAGCGGATGCGTAGGACTTAGCCTCAAGGTCGCGTGTATTCTTGTGGAGTTTGTTTAACCCCTGAGAGATAGCATCGCGTTCTAGTTGGATCTGTTCGTCAATCTCCGCTGGTGTAGCCAATAAAGTCCTCCGCTGCGTCCTTGGTGTCGTCGTGAATGTGGATAAGTTGTGCTAGTTCAGGGTAATCCTGAGCCAGTTCGTGATACTGTTCAATCGAAATCAATGACATCGGTGGAATCGGGGGATACAAAATGAATAGCTTCGTCTGTGCAAACGGTGAACTCTGCACCCTCTGCCATAAGACTCTTTACTTTATTCTCTGCTGCATGCTGTTTCTGATACACGAACTCTTTGACTTTGCCTTTCGTCTCAGCGCGTATGATGCAGCACACAGAAGAAGGAAGCTCCCAACCTGCAACCTTCCAAGACATAAGTTCTTCGAATGTATGCGGGATGAAAGCCTCATCGGGAGCAGCTTTGAACGCCTCCCAGTTATTAGGATAGTAGGGTTTACCACTCATCAGCCAGCCTCACATCTACAAGTTCATCGTTACGTTCACGGGACAATTCTAGAGCCATCCATGCGGCAGACTCAGAATCGGGCGCTAGCAATGAGATAGTGCCTGAACGTAGCGTGACGTTATACAGTTTTGGCTGGCTTTGTTGCATTGGTACGCTTGCGAGGTGTGCGTGGTTTGGTAGTGGTTGGTGCGTCCTTGGTTTGTATAGACGCCATGAATGTGTCATGTAACTCGTCACGCAGTTTCTTATACTGTTGGACGGTTTCTGTAGGCTGGTTACCATAGTTAACAAGCCAGGCTTCGACTGCATTGTATAGCAGCCACTCACGAGTTCTAGTCATTTAGTACTTCAACGTATTGTAGATAGATGCGAAACCACGTAGCATAACCGTAGTTTGTTTTGTTAATTGTTGACTGCCACGGCGCATCCATTGCACGAAGACAATCACTCATCCTCGTGTGCCAAGCGGTTAATGTTTCGCTGTCGTACAAGTCGCTTTTCATAGGAGAGGCTAGCATTGTTTGCGCGTGAGTATACAGCAAGAGTGGACAGAAGTCCGACAACGCCTACAACGGCGAGGATGATGTTGGTTTCAGGCATCGAATAGTTCAGAAAAAAGGTCGCGTGATTGTTGCCTATCGTACTCCTCGCGGACGTATATGATAGCGCATTCGATGCCCATAACTTTTAGGCGGGCATCGTGTAGTTGTTTGCGCAACTCGTAGAGTTGTTGGTTACGCTCAGTTATCGTCATTAGATACCTGTTTGTATTTACGGACATTGTTGAGGCGCTCAAGTGCAGTATCCTCGCTGACAACTTCCACGCACTCGATCTTGATCTCTTCGAGTTCATCCATACCGTGAAGGCGAACAATCTCCATCTTGTGCATGACTGCATCAATGTTTTGATACACTGACACTATGTCAGACTCGGAGTAGGGATAGCGTTGAGTGACAACGTAGACTAGCATTGATAGGTGCGTCCTTGTGATGATGAATGTGTGGGTGGTTTGTGTCAGTTAGGCAGGCATACTTTCCTCGATGTCTTGCATAATTGCTTGACAATATGCCTCGACAGTGAACCAAACTGCATACGTTTTGAGTTCAAGAATAGACATGATCTTGTTGTATTTGCACAAGGTAACGATCCAATCGTCGCCCAACATGTCGTAGCAAACATCCTCAATTACATCCTCGTGAGTGTCAAAGAACTCTGCACACTCTGTGTTATAGATGAAACCAGACACGCCACCGCTACATCCGTAGCGCGCAACGTCGCTGATCTCGTCAATATCGTCGAAACGATCTTGCAGAGCAGAGGTAAGGTCGGAAGTGTAGAAAAGCATGTGAATGTGGTAACGTGTCTGGTTAGGTGTTAACTAATTAACCGACGACGGTGTACTGATTGCCTTTGCAGTATGCATTGACAAACTTACCAGCGGACTCAATCTCACCGAAGAAGAAGTCAACAATGGCATCAGCGTCGATGTTCTCATAGAGGAACGTCTTGGCGCTGGTGACATACTCAACCAGTGCTTGGTTAGTTGCAGGGTTGAGTTTCAGGGAACGAACAGCGGTGGACTGAAGGTTGTCTGCTTGGAAGAACATTTGTGTTTCGTGTTAAGTGTAAAGAACGTAGTCGTGAAGACTACAGAGAAGGACCGAAGTCCCTCAGTGTAATCGTCAGGCAGCGACTGCGCCAGCGAGGTTGAGACCGAAAGCAGTCTTAACTCGTGCACTGTTGATGATGTTATCGTTCACCCAGAAACCCAGAGACATGTTAGGATTGCACTCAAGGTTGAGGATAGCACGACGCGAAACGTTGGTATAACGATACCAGTGACCGTTTGCAAACTTGACGTTAACACGCCCAAGCAGAAGATCGGTAACGATGTAGTCGATAGCGTCGGAAGAACGAGTGATGAGCATGTGTGAATGTGTTAGGTGAATGAGAGTAGCAATGAGTGCTACAGAGAGGGTAAGAAACCCTCAGTGTAACAGTCAGGCGTAAGCGTGCATGAAGTCGTCGAGAGTAAACACGTCGTCAGTGGTAGTCTCGGCGATGAGTTGGTCAAGAGACATAGACTGAAGAGAGGCGAGATACTCGGCGGGCGACATGTCGGCGTCGTCGTCGTGGGAAAGGTGCTCGAACTCGGCAGCGAGTGCGGAGATGAGTTGGTCGCGTGTGTAAGTCATGCAGTAAGTATGGCAGAGAATCAGGCGAAAGTCAAGCGGCGGTGGACAGTATGCGGAATGACACAGTGCCACCGCACAGGATGCTGTTGTCCCTCATCTTGTCTTGCACGGGAGGCAGGAAACGAGAAGAGAAACCAGCGTCGCGCCACTCGGCGGCGTTCTCGGCGTACCATTGCAGGCGGTAGGTGGTTTGGTTGATCATGCTTTTAGTATGGCACACAATCGGGCAAAAGTCAAGGGGTAGTGGACACCTAGTTAACTGGTTGGTAGTACGTGTGTGCTACGCTCGAACTGACTTCGCTATGCTGAACACCGTTAATCTTGGCAGGTTTGTTACGCTTACCTTTGGGCACCTTGTTACACCACAACAGGTTAGACATGGGTTTGTCACCTAGAACAAAGGTAACGTCGTTGAGTTTAATCTTAGGAGTCATGAGTGAGTGTTAGCGTGAATGTGTTTAGGCGAAGACGTAACCATTAACAAATGGCATAGTAGTGAATACTTTCTCAACACCATGTTGTCCCACAAACTTACGAATGAACCACGCAAACTTGTGTTGAAACACACCCTCACCAGCGATGCAGAAAGCATCACAAATGGCGTTCAATCGTGACTTGGTAGTGTTAGACTGCCAACCACCATCAAAGATACGCACGTCGTCATCTGTAACAACAGCGATTAGATTGTTGTGGAGGAATACACGTGCCGCACCATCAACGTGGAAGACTTCGGTGTTACCACTCTTCCAGTCTTTGCTGTCGCGGATAGCGTCGCACATCTGGCGTTCGATCTTGCGCATGTGTGTCTCTTGCGTTGATGAACATAGTATGGCACAGCGCCGCACCGTTTGGTTGGATTGGTAGACAGTTGTTTAACTGGCGCTCAACCGCCAGACAGATGCGCTGCGCTATTGATACTTATTCGTATCGCAAGCGTTGCCCGCTCGCTTCGCTCGCTCCCCCTGCGCACAGTGGAGCGCCAGTATAACACAGGGCAACACCGGATAGAGGAAGCGAGCGAAGCGAGCGGCAGTTAAGTATTTTTTATACCCCCACGGGGGATTTATCGTTATTCTTTATATAAATATAGACCTCAGAAATTTTCGTCAAAAATCTGCGGTTTTGGGCAGTTTTGCGCGTGATAGTTCAGGTGAGCCGCTTCTATTCCAGTCAAAGAGACTAAGAGGATGACAAGCACGGCTTTGAAGGACCACATAAGACTGAATTTCGTGATTAGAGTCGATGGTTTGCATGTTATACACGGCTGGACCGGTTTCAACCAGTCCAACGATACACATATTCAGGAAAACGTTACACATCGGTAAACATTGCGGTGTAAACTTGGGGGAATTGGGTGGCAATCAGTTGTTTTACCTGATCTGCTATCTGTTTGTGCTCTTTTTGGGTACCATTAGCGCATCTAAGGTCACAATAGTGCAACCAAGAGCGTAAAGTGCCGTTCATATAGAGTTTAGTGGGCGTTGAGAGCGGTAGAACGTCCCTTGCGCACTCTTTAGCCACTCCAGCCTCTAAAAGTGCCTCATAGACCTGTTCAGCGTGCTTATAGAGGTAATCAATCCGTTGTTTTAGGAATAGATCTTCTTCTTCTACCTCAATACTGTTCTGACGGTTCTTAGTATCCTGAAGTCGGAGTTCAGGTACTACCGGTTTGCCCAGTTGAGAGGCAGTTGCGTACCGTTGGGAGAACTCTTGGAAGGAAAAAGAGCGGTGACGAAGTATCTGTGCGGCTACACTCCTAGTTGTTTCTATCTCTACACACATATTTACCATTTCAAATGGTGACCAATGCTTATGCTTGATTAGATACCTAATAAGCCTTGGAGAGGTCTCAGTGTTAGTTTGGTTGGATGGGTTAGATACCCTAGCCATGTACGCTATCAAGGATTCAGCGTCGGGTGTAACATGAACTAGTTCTACGTTATGCATACAGTAGGATACAGTGCCTAATATTCAAAGGTTTGGATGGGGGATGAAGAATACAGTGTCTACTATACAGTAGAGAAAGGAGGGATGAGAGCTTGTCTCGAATCCCTCCCGTCGGGGGTTGGGTCCACCCTTCCCTTCCCCCTTATACATGTCGGACCGGTCTAAACCCAGGTGGGGACTGAGTTTTTACCACCGTCTCTAGCTTGTCTTTTTTGGTCTAAAGACATACCTAAAACTAAGTGATTTGTCTCACTTTGAGGGTCGTCTATAAAGGCTTGGAGCATGTCGTTCCACTCCTCACGTTTACGTTCTTTAATAACTTCTTGGGCTGATATGCCCATAGCATCTGTGAAGTATTTAATACCTTGTGCTAGTGCGTCTAATCTGTCGTCGTGTCGGACTGCTCCTTTCTCCCGACACATCCGGCTCATCTGGTAGAAGAGCATATAGAGGAGACGCTTCTCTGGAGCCTCGTCTGGATTGGATCTAAAGTCCCACTCGACCACAGAGCGATCAACAATAAGGCGGTGTTGATTAAGGACAGGCTCAAGGGCATCAATAATACGGTCTTCTTTTCTGACATTAGCACGTACCTCTTCTACGTCTATACCTTGTTTAGTTTGTTGAAGATGTTTTTTAAATAGCTCAGCAACAATACCGTCACCAAAGTTTGTCTCAATGACTAGTTTAGTTACGTTATACTTCTTACACCGTTTTAGAATGTCCAGAAGCGTATTGTCTGAGTATCCGTCTCGGTAAGCTGACACTTCATGCAAGTACAGGAAACCGTTTCGTTGGGAGATAAAAGCTGCTGCCGTCTCATCACTGCCTCTACCCGACGGGTCAACTGAGCAGATTGTTTCTTGGTAATCACCCCAGTCTCCTTGGAGCTGCATTGGAGTGTAGAAATAGTCTCCAGGTAGCCCAACCGTTGGGAGGTCTTTGATGACGTTTTTAGGATCTGAGCACCAGATGACGCTATCAGGAGCGGAC